CCCGCACAGTGAACAGGAAGCCGCTCTGGCTGAGGTAAACCCCGAGATTTACGATAAAACGTACGAGTGGTACACATCTGGCCCTCGTCAGCGTCTACAACCGGGCGGATCTATCGTGATTGTGATGACTCGGTGGTCAAAGAAGGACTTAACGGGTCAAGTATTGAAGTCCGCAGCCCAGAGAGGTGGTGAAGACTGGGAAGTGATCGAGTTTCCGGCGTTATTTGAGTCAGGAGAGCCGCTCTGGCCTCAGTTTTGGTCTAGAAAAGAGCTAGAAGCGCTAAGAGCTGAACTTCCGAACGCCAAATGGATGGCTCAGTACCAGCAGAACCCGACATCTGAGACATCTGCGATAGTGAAGCGGGAGTGGTGGCAGACTTGGGAGGACGACACGCCTCCGCACTGTGAGTTTGTCCTACAAAGTTGGGATACGGCGTTTGAGAAGACCAACCGCTCGGACTATTCAGCCTGTACTACGTGGGGTGTTTTTTATCAGGAGGACGATACCGGTGTTATTCAAGCTAATATCATCCTTCTCAATGCTTTCAGAGACCGCCTTGAGTTTCCTTCGCTTAAGAAGAAAGCAATCGAGCAATGCAAAGAGTGGGACCCAGACTCCATCATTGTGGAGAAAAAGGCGTCAGGTGCCCCGCTCATCTATGAGATGAGAGCGATGGGGATTCCTGTACAGGAGTACACCCCGGTAAGGGGTAACGACAAGATCAGCCGACTAAATGCGGTGTCTGACCTGTTTGCGTCAGGGCGGGTGTGGGCACCCAACACGCATTGGGCTGAAGAAGTAATCGACGAGGTAGCAAGTTTCCCCGCTGGGGATCATGATGACTACGTGGACTCTGTGTCGCTGGCGCTAATGCGGTTTCGCAAAGGCGGCTACATCCGGTCAGTGTTGGATGAGCAGGATGAGCTACCAGAGTTCCGACGCAAGAGGCCATATTACTAATGATTAAATCTAGCTATCTGTACTACGAGCGGGCTATGCCGCCTGAGTTTTGTGACTACGTTATTAAGAGTCTGGACTGGTCGCACGCTGGGATTGGCACAACCCGGGAAGAATCTGGCGCGGAATCTACAAGACTCCGCAGGGTTAAGGTTTTGCCGGAGCACTTAATGTCCCCGCTTGGCTCGGTCTGCAAAAACTACATGATCGACGGCAACAGTAGGACACAGTGGAGCAAGTCAATTTGCGGCTTCGATGCCCCACAGATTCTGAAGTATGAGACTACAGACCACTACTGGTGGCATCACGACGTGCTTCCGCCCGTAGATGGGAAGCAACGGCGCGTCTCGCTATGTATGCTGTTAAATGACCCGTCAGAGTTTGAAGGCGGGCAACTTGAGCTTAAAGATACGATGGACAACGCCCTAAAAAACAAAGGCGATATCATCGTGTTTGACTCAACCACAATGCACAGGGTTGCTCCTGTAACTAAAGGTGTTCGCATCTCGGCTGTGTGCTGGGCTTACGGATTTTATGAAGATTGATCATGGCTATTGATAAAGCACTGAATATGGACGCAGGCGTAATGTTCCGACGCGAGAGGCAGTACTACAACGTATGAGTAATTTTTTGTTCATGAAGCAACTGCCGCCGGAGGTCGTTGACTTAGCCAATCAAGAATTTGATTTGCTTGATGTCTATGACGGCAAAGTCGTAACGGCAGGACAGTCAGTAATTAACTACAAACAACGCAAGAGCACCCTACGTTCGGCTGAGTTTGGGCATTGGTTTAGTGGGATCTTGTATCAGTTTGGGGTGATTGCTAACGCAAACTGGGGTTTTGTTATTGATGGACAGGAAGCAATGCAGGTGGCGGACTATACCGAAGGACAGCACTTCAACTGGCACGCAGACCTGATCCCGTTCTCTGGCCCAACAGACAGAAAGGTAAGTGTGGTGTGTCTGATGACTGACCCGACTACGTATGAAGGCGGGGAGTTCCAGATACGGAGTTTTCAAGATGGATCAGAGGTACATACAGTGCCACTAAAAAAGGGATCGGTCATAGCCTTCCCTTCAGCGGTGTGGCATACGGTAACTCCTGTAGTTAGCGGCGTTCGACGCTCAACAACTTTGTGGCTGACAGGCCCCTGTTTTAGATAGGAAAGATCATGGCTATTGATAAAGCACTAAACCGCGCCCCGCTAGGACTTGGCGATATGGACGCAGCTGTAATGGACGAGCCGCTCATAGAGATTGAGATCGAGGACCCGGAGTCAGTGACTATTGGCATGGGTGGGTTGGAGATCGAAATTGAGCCGGGTATGGACGATGATGACGACTTCAACGATAACTTGGCTGAGAAGCTTAGTGAAGATGTGTTGGAAACATTAGCAGGGGACTTGCTAGGTGATTTTGAAGATGATGTCGCAAGCCGCAAGGACTGGATGCAAACCTACGTGGATGGCCTTGAGCTGCTGGGTATGAAGCTCGAAGAGCGTAGCGAACCTTGGGAAGGAGCTTGTGGTGTTTACCATCCCCTTTTATCTGAAGCTCTGGTTAAGTTCCAATCCGAGACAATTATGGCGACTTTCCCGGCGAGTGGCCCGGTTAAGACGCAGATCATTGGAAAGGAGACCACGGAGAATAAGGAAGCTGCCGAGAGGGTTCAGAATGACATGAACTACCAGCTTACCGAGGTAATGACCGAGTATCGCAGCGAGCATGAACGCATGCTGTGGGGCTTGGGTCTATCCGGTAACGCGTTCAAGAAAGTCTATTACGACCCATCGCTGGCACGTCAAGTCTCTATCTTCGTCCCGGCTGAAGATGTGGTGGTGCCTTACGGCTCAGAGAATTTACAGAACGCCCCACGTGTAACGCATGTGATGCGTAAGACTGAGAACGAGCTAAAGAAACTACAAGTTGCTGGCTTCTACCGCGACGTTGAGCTTGGTACCCCCACTAATACATTAGATGATGTAGAGAAGAAGATTGCGGAAAAGATGGGCTTCCGCGCTACAACTGACGACCGCTACAAATTACTTGAGATGCAGGTTGACCTGAATCTTGAGGGGTATGAGGATGAGAGCGGTATAGCATTGCCATACATCGTCACTATTGAGAAGGGTACCGGTACGGTGTTGGCTATTCGCCGCAACTGGGAGCCAAGTGACGACAGTAAGCAAAAGCGCACTCACTTCGTCCACTACGGGTACATCCCCGGCTTTGGCTTCTATTGCTTTGGTCTGATCCATTTGATCGGCGCGTACGCTAAATCAGGCACTTCGCTGATGCGGCAGTTGGTCGATGCGGGTACGCTGGCAAACTTGCCGGGCGGTCTGAAGTCCAAAGGCATGCGCACTAAAGGAGACGATACCCCTATCGCTCCGGGTGAGTTCCGTGATGTCGATGTAGCGTCAGGTACCATCCGCGACAACATCCTGCCACTGCCATACAAAGAACCATCGCAGGTATTGATGTCCCTGATGAACCAGATCGTGGACGAGGGGCGTCGCTTCGCTTCTGCTGCTGATCTCAAAGTCTCTGACATGTCGGCGCAAGCCCCTGTTGGAACGACATTAGCACTGCTGGAACGCCAACTGAAAGTGATGAGCGCAGTTCAGGCTCGCATTCACTTTGCGATGAAGCAGGAGTTCAAGCTTCTGAAGCACATTATCGCGGCTTACGCTCCGACTGAGTACAGCTACGAGCCAGTTGAAGGTAGCCGTCGCGCACGTCAGCAAGACTACGAAATGGTAGATGTGATTCCGGTGTCTGACCCTAACGCGGCAACTATGTCGCAGAAGGTGGTTCAGTATCAGGCAGTCATGCAGATGGCACAGGCCACTCCGCAGATTTACGACATGGTCGAGCTGAACAAACAGATGCTTGAGGTCTTGGGCATCAAGAATGTCCACAAGCTTGTCCCCGCTGCGGAAGATCAGAAGCCAAGAGATCCAGTGTCAGAGAACATGGCAATCCTGAACATGAAGCCAGTCAAGGCGTTCTTGTATCAAGACCATGAAGCGCATTTGCAAGTGCATATGACCGCTATGCGTGACCCTAAGATCGCAAGCATGGTGGGGCAAAACCCACAGGCCAACATGATCATGGGCGCAATGATGGCGCATATCAACGAGCACATCGCGTTTGAGTACCGCAGACAGATCGAAGAACAGTTGGGCGTTCCAATCGATATTCCTAAATACGAGGATGGAGAGAGCATCCCAGAGGAGATGGAAGTTCAAATTAGCCGCATGATGGCTATGGCGGCAGATAAGTTGTTGCAGAAGGATCAGGCCGAAGCCGCGCAACAACAAGCGCAACAAGCGGCACAAGATCCGATTGTCCAAATGCAACAGCAGGAATTGGCTATCAAACAGCAGGAGTTGCAGCTCAAAGCTCAGAAGCTCCAGATGGATGCTGCGGCACAAACCGACAAAATGGATATTGAGTTGGAGCGCATTGCTGCGCAAAAACAGATTGCCGGTATGCAGGTCGGAGCCAAAGTCGCTAAAGATAAAGCCGATCTTGCTGCTCGGCAGGAAGAGGCTGGCGTTCGCATGGGTATTGACATAGCTAAATCACAAGCGGAATTAGGACAGCGGTCAACTAGAACAAGGGAGTAATCAGTGGACAAGACACTGGCAATCATTAAAGAACGTATTAACGAGAAACAAGCCCAGCTTGCTCATGCCGTAAGCGAGGGCACAATGAAAGATTTCGCAGAGTATCGCGCAATATGCGGGGAGATTCGGGGTCTATCCATCGCAGAAGGCTTTATCTTAGACCTTGCAGACCAAATGGAGCGTCATGACGATGAGTGAAATACTAATCGCTACAGAAAGCGGTGAAGTACCACAGACCGAAGAAGAGAAAGCTAAACAGCTTCCTGAGCCTGCCGGATACCACATATTGGTAGCACTACCGGAGATTGAGGACGCGTTTGATAGCGGACTTCTTAAGGCGGATCAAACCAAGCAGTTTGAAGAAGTGTTGGCAACTGTGTTCTTTGTCGTAAAGATAGGACCGGATTGCTATAAGGACGAGAAACGGTTCCCAAGTGGGCCGTGGTGCAAAGAAGGTGACTTTGTATTAGCCCGTCCAAACAGCGGCACCCGCCTGAAGATTCACGGTAAAGAGTTCCGTCTTATCAACGACGATACGGTGGAAGCAGTTGTGCAAGACCCACGCGGCATTCGTCGCGCATAAAGGAGATAGCAATTATGGAACAACAAGAATTTCAGTTTCCCGACGAGAAGGAAGAGAAGGGCAAACCCGCCGAGGCCAAACTGGATGATATCGAATTTGAAATAGAAGACGATACTCCTGAAGAAGATCGTGGTCGGG